GATATCTCGCAGGGCAGCCACCCGATACCGAATTACCCGAAGGGCATACTTTCGCGCAGAAAATTGCGCTCGAGCAATTAAAGAAAGCAGCCGCAGGCGACAGCACGGCTTTCGAGAAAGTAACCGAGCGCATCGACGGCAAGGTCGCGCAGGTTAACCTATCCCCCGAAATCGCCGATATAATGAACATGACGGAAGAGCAGCTACATGCACTTGCAGACGGCATTGACACCATTACAGCGCCGGGTATTAGCGAAACTGGAAATACAGCGGCGGCAGAAAGCCCAAGCGCAGATTCACCGGCTAGACCCGGAGACGAACCGCCCATTAATACCACCGGCGTTTAATTACCTTTGGCAGCCCGCACCGATCAAGGTCGCTTACGGTGGTCGTGGTAAAGGCGCATCATGGTCGATTGCCCGCGTGCTTATTCACAAGGCACACACCCGGCCCCGCTTGATTATGTGTACCCGCGAGGTGCAGAACTCGATTAAAGATTCTGTGCATCGCCTGCTTAAAAACCAGATTAGAGATATGGGGCTTGCCGATTACTTCAATATCACGACGCAAAGCATTAAAGGCAAAGCTTCTGGCAGCGAGTTCATATTCAAGGGCCTTCAGGAATACAGCGTCGATAATATAAAATCCCTTGAAGACGTCGACGATGTATGGCTTGCAGAAGCGCAGAATCTCACAAAGAACTCATGGAACATCTTAGAGCCGACGATCCGCAAAGAGGGATCTGAAATCTTCGCCGACTTTAACCCGGACGAAGAAAACGACTTTATGTACCAATACTTCGTCGCCAATACGCCTCCTCCCGGCGCCATCGTGCGAAAGCAGTCTTATCGTGACAATCCCTATTTTCCCGAAAAGCTCGAGAAGCAACGTCTTTTCGCTTATTCGAAGACAATTGATCCCGATATCAGCAAAGCCGCGCGTGAACAAAATCAGCTTGATTACGACAATATATGGGACGGCGTGCCTAAGAAAATATCGATGGCCGCCATATTCCGCAACCGCGTGCAGGTACACGACTTCGACACTCCGCGTGGTACCCGCTTCTATTTCGGTGCCGACTTCGGGTTTAATGACCCTGCTACCCTCATGCGCATGTGGATCACCACAAACCAAGATGGAAGCGAGGAGCTTTGGATCGATTACGAGGCGTATGATAATAACGTCGAGATGGACGATATGCCGGCCTTTTATACCGGTGGCATGTCACAAGATGGAAGCCTTAAGTTCGAAGGAGTCCCTGATTGTAAGCTATGGCCGATCAAAGGCGATAGTTCACGACCCGAAACCATCAGTTATCTAGCGCGCAAGGGCTTTACCATTAGCGCCGCGAAAAAATGGAAAGGCAGCGTCGAAGACGGCATAACGCACCTTAAAGCGTTTAAATTAATCCATATCCACACACGATGCCCGAACACACAGCAGGAAGCAAAAGACTACTGCTACGAAGTCGATAAGGCCGGCAACATATTGCCATCGATAGTCGACGCGAATAATCATTGTTGGGACGCGGTCCGTTACGGCTTGGACGACTTCATAAGCGACCGCGGCGGCATCGCGATCTGGGAAAAATTAGGACAAATGTAAATGGCAGACGCCGCAGTTATTCAATTCCCCGTGCGCGATGGCGCAGCTTCCCGCGTAAACGACAGTTACGTTAACTTCGCTGCACAGGTAGGCATCGGCACTGACAATGTGGCCAGCTTCGGCACTTACGCGTTTACATTCTTAACCCGTAACCGCATTTTGCTCGAAGCACTCTACCGCGGCTCATGGATCATCGGCGCAGCCATTGACTCCGTCGCCGACGATATGACTCAGGCAGGCATCGAGTTGCAAACGGACATGTCGCCCGACGATATCGAGCTGCTAAACGAAGCGATTGACGACCTGCAGGTATGGGAAAAGATTAACGAGGTCATTAAGTGGGGCAGGTTATACGGCTCATGCACAGGCGTGTACCTTGTCGACGGGCAAGACTTCGCCACCCCCTTGGACGTCTCCACCGTGCGCAAAGGGCAATTCCGCGGCATATTGCCGATGGATCGCTGGCAGCTTATCCCTTCAATCGGTCGTTTAGTTCAAGAGCTCGGCCCAGACATGGGAATGCCCGAATATTATACGACGGTACCCGACGCTATCCTGCCCGATCTCGGCCCGATCCATCATACCCGGTTATTCCGTTACGACTCGATCCAGCTTCCGCATTACCAGAAAATGACCGAGAATTTATGGTCGGAATCTATTGTCGAGCGCGTATATGACCGCCTGCTCGCATTCGATAGCACGACCGAAGGTGTTGCACAGCTCGTATTCAAAGCGCATTTGCGCACCCTATCCATGGAAAACTTGCGCAACGTAATAGCCGCAGGCGGCCCGGCAATGAACGGCGTGATACAAAACGTCGCCATGATCCGCCGCTTCCAAACAAACGAGGGTTTGACCCTGCTCGACTCGAAAGACAAGCTCGAGACGCACACTTACACTTTTGCAGGATTAGACGATATCCTGCTACGTTTCGCCGAGCAGATTTGCGGCGCTACCGAATCCAATATGTCCCGCATGTTCGGCCAAGAGACCGGCGGATTGAATAGCTCCGGCGAGGTGCCACTGCGCAACTACTACGATGGTATTACCAAAAAGCAGAAAACCAGACTTCGCCGGCCGCTCAAAACCATACTGGCATTAGCGTCACATTCGACCTTTGGCAAGCCATTGCCAGCCGGGTTTAATTTTAAATTTAATCCGTTATGGCAGATAACAGATAAGGAAAAGAGCGAGATCGCCGCGGCAGACACGACCGCTGTTACCGGTGCCTATACCGACGGTGTGGTCCCGCGCTCAGTTGCCCTTAAGGAACTTAAGCAGTCGGGCCAGACGACTGGCATGTGGACGAATATTACCGAAAAGGATATTGCCGACGCAGACGCCGAACCACCTTTAAGCGAGTTCGCTCAAACCCCCGAAGAGATCGCAGCGATGGCAAACCCAGAGGGCGAAGATGGCAAAGACAAACCCGCCGAATAAGAAAAAGCTCGGGCCGTTCGCAAAGCCCGCCAATATCACCAGAGAATACGAGCGCAGCCTGCGAAAAGTGGCAAGCGAGGTCGGGCGCATAATTGAGGCATTCCAAACCAAAGTAGGCATAACCCTGCCCTCTATCCATACCGCGCAGAAAACGCTCGAGGATTACGCTAAGATATTGAAGCCATGGGCGCAGCTCAAAGGGCAGCAATTAGCCGAAGCCAGCGACTTAGCAGACCGCAGGGCATGGGCAAAGGCTACGGCAGAGATGGGGCGCGGTATAAAGCTTGAACTCAGGGGCAATACCCGCGTAGGTCGCACCATGCGCGAGATCATGGAAAGACAGGTCCATTACATTACCAGCCTGCCGATTGAAGCGGGCGAGCGTGTGCATAAGCTTGTAATCGAGGGATTAAGCGACAGCACCCGCGCCGAAGAGATCGCCAAGGATATCGCAAATAGTGGCGAAGTGACTAAGAGCCGGGCTATGCTGATAGCACGAACAGAAACCACACGGGCCGCGACCGCGCTAACTCAGGCGCGCGCGCTCGATATTGGCAGCGAGACGTATATCTGGCGCACAGTACACGATGGTCGCGTACGCGAATTACACCGCGAACTAGACGGCCAGACCTTCCGATGGGACAGCCCACCAATCGCAGGCGAACATGGCGAACGCGCGCACCCGGGAGAGATTTATAATTGCAGGTGCAGACCTGAGCCGATCATACCAAGCCAGTAATGGCGCAACTGTAAGCAACGACGGATTGCACCTTAACCAATACGGAAACTATATTGCTGCAACAGTGGCCGAGCCTGTAATTCGCTCAGTGATGACGTCGACAGGCCCGTCATTGCCGCCTGTTTCAAATGTACAGTTTGATGCTACCGCAAGCGGCAATACGATCATTTATACCAATAATTCCGGCAAGACTTTCGTAATCTCAGATATCGCTATTCTCGCAAAGAATATCGCCAGTTTGTCAGTGGCCCCTGTTTTGCAAATCGGGTCTTCTTCCAGCGGTTCGGATATTTACGGATCGACCACTATGACGTCTCTTTCGGCAACTAATAAAATTTACCATTTTGGGGGCAATAACACCTCAGTCGTAATCCCGAATGGATCGTCAATTTACCTTGACGTCACCGTTGCCGCCACCGCAACCACGGCATTATTAGCGGCTCTTGTCTCAGGATATTATATTTAAATAATACAGAGGATAGCATGGTGGTAGTACAGATACTTCTCGGGGTGTTTGCGACGATATCAGCTAGTATTGCAGTGGCGTTATTCGCCTTTGCCCATCCCGGCCGCGAAAACCCGATCGATATGATGTTCGCTCTCCTCATGGTGGGATTAACAGGCATTTTCGCAATGCTGCTATTGCTAACCTTTTTTTAAATGCGCACAGTCATCGCAATACTCGTCGCGCTATACGCGAATGCAGTATTTGCAGAGGATGGCGGTTTACTGGGGTACGCCGGGCAGCTTCAAAGCGCCGCGCAAGACTCGGTCGATAATGTCTACGATATGACGTCGGAAGATAACGACGACGATTAAAAGTGAAAATATATAAAATGGCAAGACTCAGGGACCTAGAGGCCGTTTTCCTGCGCTATGAACAGCGCGAAGAGGACGGCAAAAAACACGTATGCTATGTCGAAGTTGATAGCATGGCAGACGCGCACGGCGTCCAGTTCCTTTGCCCGCTATGCTTCGAAAAGAATCATGGCAACGTCGGGACGCATACGATTATATGCTGGTTTGCTGGCATGGTGCCGCTCGATGCTGCACCGGGTCCGGGTAGGTGGAACCCCCGCGGTCACGGTATAGACGATTTAACATTTATCCCGCCCGGCGCTGTTTCCGTAATGCTGACACACGGTTGCCGCTGGCATGGGTTTGTAGCAAATGGCATTGCAGTATGAAAACATCAGATAAAAAGGCCGTCGATTGCGGTGG